GATGATCACCAAGTGCTATTAGGTTGCGTTTTTTAAAACCTTTGGAGTTGTTCATTACATCTACAATAAAATTAAAATACGCATCGTCATATTGTTTTGCAGGATATGCGTATATGATTACATCATTTTTGCCCATGTATTTCTTCTTAGCAAACAGAAACAAATCACGTTCAAGATCATCGCCTAGTCTAACATCATACTTGTTTTGTAATCTTGCCTGTCGGGCAAAAGGACATGGTGGAAAGTTGCCCAGTGCAGGGTGCGGAACCTCTACAAAGTTAATCAACCATTGTGCGATGTCTGCTTTTACTTGATCAATTACCAAAAGTCTCTTCCAGTTTTCTTTGCAGTTTCTAAATTTTCGTTGATAATTTTATTGATTGCGTCTCGTTCTTGACTACCCATATTAACAATCTCAGTGTAGGTAACACCGCCTCTCATGTACCAACACATCTTTAATAAATTTTCTTTTAGGCTCTTAACTTCTTTGTCCATGTCATCAATAATTTTTTCAATTTGTTCAGCAGTGGACGTTAAGAGCCTTATGCGAAAAAATTTGCGACATTCAATGTAAACGGCGTTTTATACTCGTGCTTGCAATCATTGCATGCTATTTGCAACGGTTCCATTTCACTTGTTTCTCTAATAGTACCAATTTTATCTTTGATTTTTGTAAAGTCAGCAGTTGGACAATTTTCTATATATTCTTCTATGTGTTTTTGGTCTACTACAATATCATCACCAGACTTTATCATGCTGATACTTTTTGCAATTGCAGCCAATGTAAGTTTGCTTATGTTGTTAAATGCTTTCTGCAATATTTTAAGTTTTTCTTCTTCAGATCCCTCCATGGTTGGTATACTTTCCATGATTTTTTGATCTTCAAATTGCTCACTGTTGTTTTGGTTTTGTTCTTTTAGTGTTAACGGTTTAAAATAAACTTCAACATCGCCAAATTTTAAAGGAGTTGTAAAGTCTGCAGTTTTTATTCGTTCCATGATCTCTCTTAGATCCAGTGCTAAATCGTTTTGCTCCTCGCATTCAGGGCACTTGCTGGTAAACTCCATTTCGTGGCCAAACGATGCAAGTCTTATACCTACTAACACAGTGTCAAGATCTTGAGAGCTAATTTTTTCTGCATCAATAAATGCTGGGACGCAACTTTTAATAACAGTTGTAACTGCTTCACCGTTGAATAATGCGTCAGCAGTTCTATAGGTTATTTCATCAAGTGCAGTCATTGGGTACACTGGTATCTCACCGTTTTCTGGAATATTGATTACCGAATCGTCATACCATATACCATTGCTTGGAAGTTTAATGTAGATTGCAGGCTGCCTAAAGTGTTTTGCAAGTGGATTACCTGCAGGAGGACTTACTGGTGCAGGTTGTACTGGTGCTCTGTAACCTGCAACAGGTTGTCCATGCAAACTCTGCGGTGTGTCGGCTTTATTTGGATCTGCTGGTTGTATTGGTGCGCCTGGTTGTATTGCCATGTTTTTTCCTACCATAAATATAGTTATACATGTACTTATACACCGTAAAAACAGGTAAAAATTAAATGTCCGACGAAGAAACCAATCGCCTGCTCAACGAGATGCTCCAAGCATTAAACCGATCTGGTGGCAGGCAGGATGATCCTAATGTTAAAAAGGCTAATAAAGCCTATGAAGACCACATACGTTTACAAAATAAAAGTAACGATCTTGAAAAGAAGAATCAAACAACTGTTTCAAAGGGTCTAATACAAGCCGACAAAGCTGCAAAAGCCAGCATGAGATTGATGAACAGTGTTGAACGAGCATCAACTGCTCTAAGAGAAAACAGAGAACAATTCAGCAGTCTAGACAGCTCAATAGAATTAGCTGGACAAGGATTTAAACTTGCAGGTAAAGCCGCAGGGCTTGCAATAACTGGTCTAGGAGCTCTAGGAGGACTACTCCCTGGTGTTGGTAAAAGCATAGCCGGTTTTGGTTCAGAACTTGGTAAACTGGCCGCTGGTGTAGCTGAAATTGTTGCCGATGTTGCCGTAGCGGTGATGAAACAGTTCACCAAAGAACTAGACAGAATCAATGGTGCATTTAGAACTGTAGCTCAAACTGGTGCACTTGGTGCCGAAGGCATGAGTGGACTTGCTAAACAAGCAATCAATGCTGGTTTGAGTTTTAATCAATTTGCAAAGGTAGTAAGCAAAGAATCACAAGGATTGGCTTTTGCATTTTCTACCACTGGTAAGGCTGCACAAGGACTTAGTGATACAACCAAAGCAATGAGACCTTTTAGAGAGCAATTGTTAACATTAGGTATTGGAGTTGAACAACAAAACGAACTTGCTGCGAAATATATTGTTAGACAACAAAGGTTAAGACGTGGCGAAATACGTGATAGTCAAGCACTTGCACAAGGCTCTCAAGAGTATGCCAAAAGTCTAGTAACCTTGTCAAAAATCACCGGTCAAAGTATCGATGCAACAGAAAAACAACGAGAAGCACTTTTAGCTGACACAAGAAAAGGTGCAGCACTACGTGAAATTGAGAGAACAACAGGTAAAGATGCGTTCTTAGTTGCTGAGAAAGTTATCGGAACACTTCAGGGTATACCTCAACTCAAGGATTTTGGCACAGGTTTAGCAGATGCATTAGGTGGTGCTGGTACTGATGCTGCTGTAGAGTTTATGAAATCCGCCGGTGCAATAGGTCCACAAGTTGTAGCTCAACTGAAATCTGGAAGTATTGGCGTACAACAAGCATTAGATCTACTTCAAAAAGGTGCGGTAACAACTTTTAAAGGTATAGGAGGAGATGCAACAGCAGCGGTTGCATCGCAAACTGGAACAGCAGCAGAGTCAATATTTCAATTTGGACAAGCGTTTTCACAGATTAAAAATCTTGGAGAAGCATATTCTACTGCTCAGAAGAACACCAACAAACTAATGGGAACACAAGACGGTCTTACCAAGGACGTTGTAGCAGCTCAACAAGCAATGATTCGTGCGGCTACAGAATTAGACAATCTTGCACTGCAAACTATTCTACCCGCAGCGGGCAGTGCAGTAAAAGGATTTACAGACGTGCTTGCACAGACAACAATTGGATTAGCAAAACACCTAAAGGTTTTAAAGGAAGAAGGTGGCCAAGGATTTTTGGATAGTATTGCCAAGGATGTGAACACGGCTGGTAAACAGATTGATGAAGCAACCGGTGGTTTCTTTAGTGGTATCAAAGATTATATTGACAACAATATTGGTACTGCCCAAGGAATCGGAACAGGTGGCTTAGTCGGCGGCGGAGCTGGCGCATTAATTGGCTCTTTGGTAGGTCCTGCTGGAACAGTAATTGGTGCAAAAATTGGAGCAACTTTAGGTCTTTATCTTGGAAACATGTTTAGTTCTAAAAGTTCTCCTCTTGCAGGTGGACTTGCTGAAGGTGGTTCGGCCCAAGCAGGCAAAGATTATCTAGTTGGTGAGAACGGTCCTGAAATACTCAAAATGGGCAAAACCAGCGGAGTGGTTATACCGGGACAAGTGGGTCCTGGAGTACCAGGAAGAACTCCAGGAACCTTTGATGTTAAACTAGGTGACGGAACAAAAGTAACTGTTGATGCTAAAGGCAACGAATTAGGCAGAACCACGCCAACGATAGGCGGGTTAAGCATGAGTAGTTTTGCAGATGGTTCCACTTCGATGAAGAAACAAACCACCATTGGTGATGGTGTAAACCTCACACAAGATTATGTAAATGGTCAAATGGCTGGCCAAAGAACGGACTCAGGAAATCTATCCACTTACACAAGTGAAGGCGGAGTGAATTCTGTAAATTACAAAATGGGAGATGGTGTAAAAGTAGGTGCTCAAGGAGCTGCATCAGGTGGTAAATTTGATGCGTTAAGCCAACTTAGGTCAACTGCTGGTCCAAGTGGCGGAATAGGCAATGCAGGCGGATTATCCATAAGCAATCAAGGATTAAATGATATGGAAGGTGGTCCAGCCGCAGGTCAAACACAGACAATACAAGGTGACGGCGGAAGTAACGAAAAACTATTAGCAGTTATGGAGGCAATGTTAGAGCAGAACCAAAAAGCCGTTAGATTGCAAGACGAACAATTACAGGCCACTCGCAACAACTGATAAATACAGTATAACAAAGATTACATTGGAAAATATATGTCCTGGAAAAAGTACTTCAAAGCAGTTGGCGACACAGGTGGACAACTTAGTCCTATAAGTGGACAAACACAACGTGGACCATCATATGGCTCAGGCGGATCGGGCGGACAGTTTGGTTTTAAAAACTATCAAAGTCATTTGCCAGAAGTTTACTCTGGACACCCAAACAGAATAGAACGCTACAATCAGTACGAAAACATGGACTGTGATAGTGAAGTCAATGCATGTTTAGATATACTTGCTGAATTTTCAACACAAGAAAACGACAGTAATAAAACACCTTTTGAAGTGCAATACACAGATAAGCCAACTAACAACGAAATAGAAATTATACGTACACAGTTAAAACAGTGGACAAAACTAAACAAACTTGATCAACGTGTGTTTAAGATGTTTCGTAATGTGCTAAAGTATGGTGATCAAGTGTTTGTGCGTGATCCAGAAACATTTGAACTGTACTGGGTTGACATGACCAAAGTTGTTAGAGTAATTGTAAACGAGAATGAAGGTAAACGTCCTGAGCAGTATGTTATACGTGACATCAATCCAAACTTTCAAAATCTAAGCATTACTGCAAAAAACACAACTGATTATGGTACAGGCATCAACTCAGGTGAAATAATTGGAACCGGTGGAAGTGGCATGGGCGGATCAAACTATACCGCACCAAATACCCCAGCTGGAGCAAGTAGATTTGAACATACTGTAAACGAAACTGTGATTGATGCAAAGAACGTAGTGCATCTCGGACTTAGCGAAGGTTTAGACTTTTTCTGGCCTTTCAGCCAGAGTGTTCTTGAAATGATATTTAAAGTGTTCAAGCAAAAAGAACTGCTTGAAGATGCTATATTAATATACAGAGTACAACGTGCTCCGGAACGTAGAGTGTTTTATATTGACGTAGGTAACATGCCATCACATCTTGCTATGCAGTTTGTTGAGCGTGTTAAAAACGAAGTACATCAAAGACGTATTCCAAACCAAAGTGGCGGACAACAAACAACCACAATGGATACAACATACAATCCACTATCAATTAATGAAGATTACTTCTTTCCACAAACTGCTGAAGGTAGAGGTTCTAAAGTTGAAACACTACCAGGTGGAGAGAATCTTGGACAGATTGATGATTTAAAATACTTTAACAACAAGATGTGTAGAGGATTACGTGTACCAAGTTCATACTTGCCTACCGGTCCAGATGATTCAGATCGTCCAATGAATGATGGGCGTGTTGGTACTGCACTTATACAAGAATTTAGATTCAATCAGTACTGTGAAAGATTACAAAGACAAGTAATACTAAAACTAGACGAC